GAAGCAGTTACAACAGATTGCCAATCTGTGCCTGTTGCTATTGTTGTGCTACCACCTAAAGAAACCGCAGAACCATTAATAGTAATACTTGAATTGACTAAATCATCATTAGCTAAAGGAACATTTGTTGGTTTGTTTCCTATGTAACTTGTCATTACGATACCTGTGTTAGCATTTGTAAAGCAACTGTAAGATTACCTGATGAATCGCTTGATTGAGCTTGTATCTTGTCTGATGTATTCAAAACGATTTTAGGTATTTCTAATGACGAACCACTTGGTAAAGGAACTGTGTTTAAAATCGTAAAAGCAGTTGTTGTTCCATTATCATACTTTTTAAGAGTAACATTAATTGATGTTCCTCCTGTATTACATAATGTTCCAGCAATTACTAAAGATTTATTACTTGCAGTTACTATATCTGTTAGGTTTCCATTAGATATTGCTACTGTTGCGTCATCAAAATTATTTGCCATATTTTAACTCCCCAATGCCACCGCAAACGGGATAGCGTTTGGGTCAGCTTCTGTTATTGTCCCTGTTACGGACATATTACTTGTTATTGCGTTTGATGAAATGTCTATTTCAAATAACTCTACGTTATCTGTTCCGTCATTTAATTTAACTTTTAATTTTCCTGATGTTCCTGAATCAACCCATAAAGTGCCTTTTGCAGATAAAATATTGTTAAGTTCTGTTCTAAATGTTGCAAAACCTTGATTGTCTAATATGTAATCATCAACTTGTGCCATATGTTATAATCCTTTTTTAACTTGTAGATTTAAGTCCGTGTCCTATTGCTTGAAAATCAAAAGTTCGGCTTATACCTGTATTACTACTATTAAAGAACTGAATTGTAAAGCCCGTTTTTGATTTAGAAGATATTGTGAAAAAATCGCCAACTTGCATTCCCTGTGCAGAAATACCTATTGACGGAGTTGCAAAAAAAGCGTTTGTAAAAGTAATAGCTGAACCTGAAGCTGAAGAAACAACGTCTTCGCCTGTCTCAGTTCTTTTTTCAAAATTAACAGTAAATTTAAGATCGTGTACTTTTGCTCTAACCTTAGAATCATCACAAGTTATTTTACATCTAAATTTAAAAAATCTACCTTTAATTGTGCTTTGTTGTGCGATTTTCCTAAAAGTTGTAATGTTAGCTAAATCTGTATTATCTGAACCAACTTGTATTTCAGCACCACATTGTATTTCAGGGCTTCCATCAAAAGGTGCTTTTGCTTCTTCAAAAAAAGTTGCTCCTCTACCTGAATCAAATAAATCATATTCATCTTCTGATGACATTCCTAAAATAGCACCCACACTTACGTCATAAATTGCATCAAACGATAAAGTGTTTGCAAAATCATAAATTCCTGATGCTCTAATATTACCCTCAAAGTTTGTAGGATTAGAAGTTTGGTCAGTTCCGCCTAAATCAAATCTTCCCTCTGCGGAATCAATATTACCAATTAGTTGATCAACATTTGTAATTGTGTCTAAAATAAGAACAAGTCTATTTGCATTATCTCTTGATAAAGCTACTCCTGTTCCTCTTGTTCCTAAAAAATTTGCCATTATTCACTAAAAGTTTGTGTTTTTACAAAATTTTGTAGCCCTGATATGTTAGTTGAAACAATACTAGCATTTGCAGAACTATTACCTAATTTATCTACTGCTTTTATACAAAAGCTTCCTACTTGTGCATTGACCACTAAAGCATTAGATTTTCTTCTTACTACCTTTGCAAGTGGTGTACTTTCATTCCAAGTTGCACCGCTTGTTACATCTTGAAACCTTATCTCATACCAGCTTATATCTAAATCTGCAACAGGAGTCCAAGATAACTCCATTTGGTTTGAACCTACTAAAGAAACTGATAAATCTGTTACATCTGCTGGTGTTTCTGTTGCACCAATGACATTATGAGTTGCTGAAGTAAAAGAAGAAGATACACCAAAAGCATTTATAGCTTTTACTCTTACAGTATAATTTTCACCATCTACAACATTCAAAAATTCGTGTCTTAATTCTGTTCCACTTGAAATTAATTTAAAATTAGACTCAGATGTTTTTTTAGCTTCAACTTGATAATATTGCACAAACGAATCAGGTGATGCACCGATCACAATATTTAATCTTGTTAATACAACTCCATCAGCATATTCGATCATTTCGTCTGTTAAAGTTACACTTGCTGGTGGTTGAATAGAAAAAGGATTTGGTAAATTAGTTGCTGGTGTACTTGCAACTTGTCCTTTTGTTGCCCAAGTATAGTGAGAGTTTTGATGTTCAATTAAATTTAATCCTACTGTAAAATCTTCATTAAAAGACATACTATTAACTCTAAATGGTTTTGCAGAAAAACCTAATGATGCGTGTGTTATATTGACAATATCTCCTATGGCTAAATCATAAGCGTTCCCACCAGCATTTATGTTTAATTTTAAAGCTTCTCTTGATCTTCTTAAAATTACTTCTGCCATTTCTTCTGCTTGATATGGTGATGTTAGAGTCTGAAAATCAAATCTTCCCTCTAATAAAAAACCACCATCTGCTGTTTTCATAGTAGCGTGTTGATCTGCATTAGCTAAACCTGAATCATCTATTGGTGGAAACTGAACTTCATCTACTTGAAAGTTCCTATCAGGATTTACAAAAGAAACTATAACTCTATTGTATTTATTATTTTTATCCTCACTTGCTAAACTATAACCACCAAATATATCATCTTCTGTAAGTGTTATTGAAGCTGAACCTGTTGTTTCTAAAACTAATTTATATTTACCTGAAGAATAAGGTAAAAATCCTCGACAACCTCTAAGCAAAATTCTTGTATTTTCAATTATTTTTTTTGAAGTATCTAATACAGCATTACAATCAAATATGTTTATATCTGATGCACTTGAATATGGTGTTACTTGCGTTACTGCAACTTGTGAAGCATCATAAAAACTTTGTAAATCAATATCTGTTGTTGCTAACCCTTTTCCGTATCTTGTATTTCTTAAATAATCTAATAAACAAAAAGCTGGATTTGATGAGAATGTAGGAGATGATTCAGATAAATTAGAAGCCAGCGTAACAACCTTTTTACCTTTTATCTTTGCTTGAACTTTTGGTATGCCACCAAAAATATCTTGATTCCATTTAAACTTTAAAGCTAAATAAGCAAGACCTGATAACTTGTGATTACTTCCCCAGCTTGATAATGTTGAGAGTAAGCTAGATGCACTTTGACCATCTGAACCTAAATGTGGTTCTACTGTAATATAAGAAACTGAATCTTTATAAAAATTACTATCTGAACTTGCTACTGATCTTTGCGTATTATCTGATAAAGCACCATCAAATGTTACTACCTTGTCATCTACTCTTATTTCTTCTATTGAGTTTATTTCTCCCTCACAAAGAACTAATGCCATATATAAGAACTCGTTATCATTTCCCGAAGTCTCTAAAAAAACTCGAACACCACCAAGTAATCTTTCTCCATAGACGATAGGTATAGTAGCATCATTAGATTGTTTATTTAGAAGAATACCTTTTTCAAAAGAATCAAAATCTGTCTCTCCAAACTCAGGTATTTCAGGTTTTGGGGCTAACCAAGATAAAGCTTTACTTACAACTTTTATAGGAAACTCAACTATTTTTTTTACTGCACCACCCATTTAATTATGAAACTCCCTTTTATATTTTTTACCAACTCTATAAATATTATTATCTTTATCTAACCTTAACCAATTTATAGATTGATTTGTTTCTAAATATCCTTTGAAATAATTATATACCCATCTCATTACTTCTTTTGCTTTTCTTATTATAACAATATCATATAACCAAATATTTTTTCCTGTGTTCCATTGACTTTTATAAAGTAATCCTGTCTGACTATATTGATCTTCGTCTTTGTTGTCTAATTTAGCCCAATTAACAAAAGCATATAAACCTTTTTCATCTTTAAATGTTTTATATTGTTCTAAATTGATTGATGGCAAAATATGATAATATAATTCTTGATAACTATTATCTTTGTATTTATCAAAAGTTTGGAATAATTTAATTATCTCTTGCATTATGCTCTACCCCATTTAATATCTTGTACTGTCTCACTTGAAAAATCCATACCAACATCTGTACTAAAAAATCTTTGTTGAGATGTGTTGTTAGTTTTACGACCATTTAATTTATCAAAGTCTGCCCAATGAGATACAATCTTAAATATAATATTGCTATCAGCACCCTTTTCGGATACTTCAAAAGTATCAATAGTTCCTTTGTAAAGTAAAAATGGGTCTGCTATTAAAGCATTATTGTCATCTAAAAATCCTCTATGAATTGTTACTGAATCATTAACAACATTCTCGTTTAATGCAGTAGATATAAATGTTTGGTCTGCACCTGATAATCCAAGATTTAAAGTTGTTTTGGTTATATCAACTTCTTCAGAAAAATTAGATATTCCCATAATAAATTTTGAAGATGAGTAAGTAACACTTGAACCTGAAACAGAACTTGTTAAAGGGAAAGAACAATCAGTAATATTAATAGGGCTAGAAAAACCGATTGTGATAAGATGAACGGGTCTAAGATCATTAGTCGCTAGTTCGTTCTTTATTGCTGTCGTCAGACTTCTCGTCATATTCTTCTATTGTTCTCCTTTTAACTTTTATATTATCTGAAACAACATAGTGTGCATTTTCAGATGGTTCTTCGTGTTTTCCAATATTATTTGTTTTTAAATCTACATCTTTACCATCAATAACTTCTTCTGCTATCATATCAACATTTATCCAATGTTTTACTAAATATTTCATTATAAAGCCTCCTCTACATCAAATTGAAATTTATAAATTAAGTTCCCATCTTTGTCTGAACCAACTGCTCCAAATTCTTGAACATCATTAGTTAAAAAAACTGTAAAAGCAACATTATCGTAAGTTACAACTGAATCGTCTGTTAAAGCTGTTGTAAGAGGTGGTTCGATAGTTACAGTAGCCGCATTCGAACTTGAAGTTACATCTGCAACAACCATATAAACTTTATTGTGCGAAGCAAATTTAATAAAGTCTCCCGTTTTAAATCTGCCCGCACTATCGCCAGCGAATCCGTCCATTGCAATCGTTGTATCTCCAACAGCGTGAACTCCATTGACTAAAACTGTTCCTGTTTCAGAACCTCTAGCATTTTTAATTTCGGGTGGTGTAATTGTAAAAGTTTCTTTACCCGATCTTTGCTTGACAATAAATGCCATTAACTCACCATAAATATCTGATCTTTTACCTGTTATAATCTCAACACTAA